ATGGCACGGGTCGCAAACAAGCTGTCAGCTCGTAAAGTCGAGACGCTTAAAGAAATTGGTAAATACTCGGACGGGAACGGCCTTTACTTGCGCGTCGCGGAAGACGGCAAGCGCTGGCTGTTCATGGGCACCCTGAACGGCAAGCGGATTGAGCTTGGCCTGGGCAGCGCCCTAAGCGTCTCGCTCGCGGATGCCCGTGACAAGGCCGCTGAGCACCGAACCCTACTCGCCGCGGGTAAAGATCCTCGCAAGGTCCGGAAGGAACAAGCGGCCGCCGAAGCTGCCAAGAATGATCGGCCGACGTTCGGCGACTTCACTCTTGAATTCATCGATACCCAAAAGGCAGCTTGGCGAAACGACAAGCACCACGATCAGTGGGTTTATACGATGTCCGTCAAGAAGGACGCCGAAGGCAACTGGATCGATGATGGCTACTGCCTCTCAATCCGGAAGAAGTTCGTCGACGAGATCGATACCGAAATGCTGCTGGAGATCCTGAAGCCAATATGGAATGCGAAGCCGGAGACGGCCCGGCGCGTGCGCGGAAGGATCGAGACTATCCTTGATGCGGCCAAGGCTCGTGGCAAGCGCAGCGGCGAAAACCCTGCCCGCTGGCGTGGTCACCTGGATCACCTCCTCCCCGCCGCTGCTAAGCTCTCCCGCGGGCACCATAGCGCTATGCCTTTCTCTGCCGTGCCGGCCTATGTGAAGAAGCTCCAGGGCAACCAGACTATCAGCAACCTCGCCCTCAATTTCGCGATCTTGAACGCTAACCGCTCCGGCGAGGTGCTGGGCGCTCAATGGCCGGAATTCGATATGGACGCTCGAGTCTGGCATATTCCTGCCGAACGCATGAAGAACGGGAAGGCGCACGACATTCCCCTTAGCGACGGCGCCATGGCTATCCTGGCGGAGGCCGAGCAGCTCAAGCGCAACGATTTCGTGTTCCCGGGCACTAGAGGCAAGCAACTGTCGGTAATGGCTCTCTCGATGGCTATGCGCCGGACGGGTGCCGGGTCTTACACGCCTCATGGCTTCCGGTCTGCTTTCCGTGACTGGGCAGGAGACGAGACGAATTTTCAGCGCGACGATATCGAGCAGTGCCTCGCCCATACGGTCCGCGACAAGACCGAACGTGCCTACCGTCGCTCGAACGCACTGCTCAAGCGCCGACAGATCTTGGACGCTTGGTGGAAGTATCTGAGCAATGATGCGACCAACGTCACGAATATAACCGACCACAAAAAGGCTGGATGATCCAGTTAGAGCAATTGCCAATCCTCCCGATCTCGTGAGTAAATCTCTTCGAAGGAGAAATTCATGGACATTGAAGACTCGCAAGAACAGCAAGCCGCCATCATCGCAAAAGAATGGGGAGTTGATGTCGATACCCTGTCCGAGACGTTCTGGGAGCTGGAGGAGAACGCCCTGCGAGACGGAACGGTAATCGGTTACTGGGTCCGGTTCGACGATGAAACGGAGAGGGAGACTCTCAACGCTCTTGGCGTGCCGCCCGGCGAGTTCATTCGTAGCGTTAGCCTAAACGCGTTCGACCAGCCAGACTACGACGAATAAGGCCTCCATGGTAAAGCGAGCAGAACACGCTGTTCTCGACTGGAACACGCTGCGAGGCGTCGCGAGGCAAGGCTACCAGGACGGACTGGAATGCTTAGCGTCGATCGATCTCCTGCAGCGGATGAATGCTGCAGAAGTGATCGCCCGCATCAATAAGGGGCGGCTCGCGCAAACGCTCGATTTGATCGTAAAAGGCACTCTTTTTCGGTTGCATGTATATGTGGTTCGAGCGTTCGCGAAGGTGCAATACGAGGATGATAGGCATCTCGCTTCGGCGATAGACTTCCTGCGACAGCCTGGCCGACTTGACGATATCCCGTGGCCCATCCATCGCGAGCGCCTCGAGTCCGCAATTAGGCGGTTCGACTTGGCGATCGTCGATAGCCGCTACCAGCGCCTGAAGCTCATGCGTGACAAGCAGCTTGCTCACTTCGCGGAATATGACCGAACCGGAGGTCCAACTTACACCGACCTTTACGAGTTTGCTGGAGTGGCAGCTGCGATTTGGGAAGATCTCGCCTTTGGTTCGCAGGTAATCATGATCGAGATGGAATTGCAGATGAAGGCCTACCGAAAGAGCAACGACTCGTTTTGGTCGGGCCCCAGAAGCCAAACGGAGAACCGAGGATGCGAATTGACAGGAGACCTGGAAAACTAGCCGGTAAGTGCGCGGCAATCGTGGACAACGTGCCGTTTTACCGATGGTGGGCGGCGCTTCGGCGCTGGAGGAAAATCTAGTCCGAGAGTGAACCGCTACGCCGCCTCGCGAAAGCAGTCGTCGAACATGGCCCGCGCTGTGCGGCTTAGGCTGTACCCTACGATAGCTGAGGTCAAACGCATGTAGCGACCAATTGGCCAGCTTGACGCAACCGAAACCCGTCATCATCTTTGCTGGGAACAATCGCGTTACATATCCGTAAGGAATGGACTGTAGGTTTGACTTAGCCACCCGGTTTGTGATCAGAGAGCCAATGCACATTTTTGTAGTTTTTAGAGTAACTGACAAGGAACATCTGGGGCCTGCGGTTCGCACGGCGTTTCCGGAGAACAACCTGCAGCTACAGGAAGACGAATGGCTCGTGGCCGCGAACTTGACTGCGAAAGAGGTTGCGGACCATCTAGGAGTGTCTGAGGGAGAAAATGGTTCTGCAATCATTTTCAAAATGTCGGGATACTATGGCCGGGCAACAACCGACGTCTGGGACTGGATCAAAACAAAGTCGGAGGCGGCTGCGTGACTACTCGACGTGGTACTGGATCATCAGATCGAGATGTGGCGCCGCAATCGTTTCCGGAAACGACACCGCGACAGGGTGCATATAGCCACGACTTTACCCTCCAAGCTATTATGGAAATGAAGGGCAGTATAGGTCAGCTCATCGCAAAGACCGATCGACTAGTTGAAGACGTCGGCTCTCAAGGGAAGAAGCTAGATGCTTTACGGATGCGCTTCGCTTGGGTAGCGGGGGGCACAGCCGTAGTTGGATTTATTTTTGCAACGATTCTCGCGGTTCTGAAGTTTGTGCCGGCAAGTTGGTTTGGCCACCCTTAGGCGAGCCTATATTTATGTCCTACGGCTATCCATCGCCTGGGACATGCGTTGAGAAATAGCACGGTCTAAGACCGTCCGAACGGAGCTGTCGACATTCCGAAACTGCACTCTTGACATGAAGGCCATCGGTCCAAGAGCGACGAACAAGCGCCCAAATACCTCATCAGCGAAGCTACTCGACACTATTAGAACGTCCGAAAAATCCACAACCAGTGGGTAGGTAGGCTCGGCGCGAAGAAGATTTTCGATTAAGACTCGTGTGCCTATTCCTGCCTCCCGAGAGCCGAAGGAAGAACACTCTTTTTTCATCACGAAAATGAGCGCGTTTTCGCCTTGGGACTCGTACTGCTTTTCGATGTAGTCGAACCCTGGATCGTGCACTTTTCCCTTGAATTTCAGCGCACTTTCGATGAGCTTTTCGTCGTCACATCCCACGCGGCACAGCACTATAGTTCCGGGATATAGGCGATCCGAACGATTGGTTCTCACTTCTCCTACAGTTCCCTCCGCGATCAGGCTAGCATGATAAGAATGTAACTCGAATTTTCCCCGAGATAGGGTCGAAACTCTGAAAGTTCCAAATAAGCCGTTGCCTTGATTTGTGGCTGGATTTCTGGTCACGCCCTCTTGAACGGCGCGTTCAAGGGCTCTGACGTCTTTCAATTCGTTCAAAGACCGTCGGATACCAATGCCGGCGTCAGCCACCACAAACTCAACCATCTGTCTCCCGCCGACGTTGATCGTGCTCGCCTGAATTACTCCTCCCATCGCGGACTGCGAGTGGTTCAGTACGTTGTCAGATATCTCGCTAACAGACCACTCGAGAGCGACCAGTTGCTTCCGTTGGAGCGGCACCACCTTCAAAATCATGGACATCACCTTGTCCACGGCGGCAGTCTGCTCAGCTGAAGTGGTGTATGAGGACGCCGGGAGATGGCCTTCGCCGTCGAAGGTCGTTGGAGCGTGCTCAAGGTCATTTATGAGATAAGCCCAGTTGGCATTGTGAAAAATGTTCCGGGCGGACACATTCTCGGGCTGCACAAGATCGAAGGTGAATCCTTTTCTTCTGTAGTCTCTAATTAGAGCTATGGCCGGTACCATAAAGGTTTCTCGAACTGGATAGGCTTGCTTGAAATCGAGCTCGACATCACGATATCCCTGTTTGCTGCACACGACGTTGAGAGCCCGAGCAAAGTCCCGTGCGTCAGCAGCCGTCAGGCTTCCCGGGAGCGATATCGATCCCATATCCCATGTTATCATCGACAATCCTCAACAACTCCAAGCTGAAAAGTCCACGGATGTTTGTTGTTGTCAATGGCTATCGTGCGTTAAACTTCGCCCTCAGCGGCAATTTCCATCCCGTCTCGAAACCCAAGCTCCCTTACGCCTTTGATGTCATAAAGATAGCCGTCGCAGCGCAGCCTGTCGGTCGGGAGAATGCCCTCTATCCAGTAGGTTCTAAATGTCACAGTGCGGACGGCATATCGCTGTTCGGCAGCGAAGCGCTCGTCCTCGGTCTTGTGGATCTTTTCCGCCCAAACCGTCGCGATCGGCACCGGCTCGTAGATCGGTTGACTTAGCTCATCCCGCCCGATCTCGACGTCGCGGAGGATGGTGAGCTGTCGGTCGAAATTGCCAATTCTCATTCAGGTCTCTCCCACCGTACCCGCCAATCCATGATCCGACGGAAGACAGTTCGGTCGTCGCTGTAATCCATCGTGTCAGTGCCTTCTTTCCAGCACGTCAGAATTCCCAGGTACGCCGCTGGAGCGCCTGCGGTGATCTCCCGGCGGCGGATACCCTCCAGAACCCTTTTGATCGCTTCAGCGAGGCCGTCTGCATCCGCGGCGCTACGAGCGTGGCATGCGAGGCTGAAACGGGCGTCGAAAGCGTCTGTGGCCCCTGCCAGGGCGAAATCCTGCGCTTCCCAGATGCAGGCGACGGTTACGAAGGGAAGCGAGGCATTCTGTGGCGCCACGATCGGATAGACGGACGCATCCAGGTCCGCGTCAAATAGCGCCTGCAGGAGGGCTCGAGTCGAACTCATGGCTTCCTCTTTTCCAGCCTGGCGGCGCGCTTTTCGATCGCCGGGCCAATGGATTCGCCAAAGCGCTTGATTGCCTCGCCTTTGGTCTCCTCGAATGCCGGCCGGAGAAACGGCTTGGCTTGCGCGCCAGGGTGAAGCCGGTGAAGCTCGGGCTGGAAGTGGGGAGCCGTGCCGAACTCGACGAGATGCGCCTCGCGGTATGCGGGATTGGTCGTTGCCGGGCCGACGACGTGGCGCGGCTTGTCCTTGCGGGCATCCGGATCCTTGCGGATGGTCAGCAGCTTCAGGAGCTCGCCGGATTCGACGCTGCCATTGGCCTTCAGGTTGCGCTTTGCCGCCTTCAACGTCGGCTGGAGTGCCTTGCGGGAAGCTTCATTGATCGGCACTGTGAGCCCCGAGGAGATTTGCCGGAGCGAGCCGCGCAACTGGCTTCCCCCGGTGACGCGAGATTTTGCCATCACCGATAGATCCTATAACCGGCGAAGAGCGCCGAGGCGGTCATCGGGATTTCATGAGGGGTCGAGAAAGTCACCGGCTGGCGCTCAAGATACCAATGGGCCACTAGCAGCCGGATGCCGTGGAGGATTGGGGCGGGCACGTCTTCGATGTCATCTCCGTAGCCGGCAACGAAGGTCACCTCGACGGCACCTCGGGAGCCGCCGATGGTGGGCCACCCTTCCGACGGTGCTAGCTCGGCGGACCATGAGCCGGCGCCAAACAAACGGTATCGGTCTGCCGCCAGCGTCTGCCAGGTGCCATCCTGATCGATATAGCGAACCGCCGTGATTGATCGGACTGGCGGAACGGGAAGCCGGAAGTCGTCAACGAACTCGTCGGCGACAAGCTTCCACGTCTGAGTGAGCAGGCAGCGGCCCAGCTTGCCAGCCGGGCCGTCGACCGCTTCCACGGCCACGCGCGTGAGCTCGCGGATATACGCAAGATCCGGAGGAGCAATCTGCGGTGAGGCCGCCAGATCGGCAAAGCGGCGCAAATGATCGCAAACGCTTTGCAGCATAGGCTCCACAAGGTCACCGGGAGGAGACACGCGTGTCAGTGTGGCCATGGTTAAGCTCCAGAGTGAAAAAGGCGGCCTAGAGCCGCCTGGGGTTAGTCGTTCAGCGAGGGAGATGCGCCAAGGTCGAAGTAGCCGTGCACGAACGACTCTGGCCGGTTGACGGCCAGCGCGAGACGCTCCTCGGCACGGATCGCGACCAGATTGCGGGCAAAGAAGTCCGCGTGTTCGGTCGCAATCTCGATGGCAGATTCTTCCCGGTCGAAAATCTGCGCGCCCATCGTCGCACCGACAAGAAATTCCCCGGGCTCGACGGCCGTGGTTTCGATCACTGCGAGGCGCCAAAGGACCATTGTGCCGCCGACCTGGACGTTGACCCAGATGTAACGCCCATCGGCATCCTTTGCTGTTTCGATATCCGCCCAATCGAATGGGTTCAACACCACGAAGGTCGGGCGATATTCCGCGAGGCGCACCTGGAGGATGGCTCGGCGGATGGTGTCGATCTTCGTGTCGAGCGCCTTTGACAGCGCAGATTGCTGGAATTCCGACGCCTGGGGGATAAGGCCCAGGATGTTCTGGCCGGTGCCCGCGCCGCGAAGCAGCTGAGTCTCCTCAACGAGCTTCAGGCCGAAGATCGCCCGCGTGTTGATGTAGGAGAGCAGCATTGGAACATCGCTGAGCACCTGCTTCGAGGCAGCAAACCAATGCGCGATTGTCCGCACGGGCGTTGTCACCAATTCAAACTGCAGATCGGACTGCGGTTTCATCGCGGCTTCTGCTACAGGAGCTGCCGCGTTCGTGAAGCCCGTCTCCTTGATGAACTCGATCGCGTTCGACGACGTCGTTCCAGGCAACAGCAAATCACGGATCGTCAGCTCGCGAACAGGTGGCTGGATGATGCCGGGCTGCCGCTGCGGCACGATCAGATCACCTGCCGAGCCAGCCGAGTCCGTCGTCGCCGAAGTGATCGTGCTGGCCTTCAGGTTCATGCGAGCGGTGCCGGCGCCGCGGGTCTGAAGAGCTTTGAACTCCTCCGAGTCCGTGAGCTGGTGGCCGAGCGATTTTACTTCGCCACCGCCAAAGGTGCGACGAGCGAGCTTCTGCTCGACGCTAAGAAGGCGTTCCTGGAGCTCCGCACCGGAGGTGGCGAGCTTTTCGAGGGCGCTCTTGGTCTCGCTGGACATGGCGCCGAGGTTCTTGATTTCCTCGGTAGCCTTGGATGCGAAGGCGGTGATCTCGGCATCGCGGGCCTTCAGAGCGTCCATGACAGACTTCATTTCCATATGATCGTCAACGCGCGCGCCGGCGTTCTTCCGCGAAAGCTCGCGGGACAGGTGCATGTTCATGATGTTTTCCTTAGAACTTGGGTAAGGTTAGACCGGAAAGCGCCTTTACAAGGTCGCTCGCGGCCGCGGCATTCGCCGGTTCTTCGGCATCACGCAGAAGATGCTTCAGACCGTACGCGGCGATCGTCGCGGCCTGGCTACGAGAGAAACCGGCATCGCGCAGGACTCTCTCAAATTCGGGAATGGTTGGAAGGCCGCCATGAGCTAGCTTCAGTTTGACGGCCTCAACGCGAGCGTCGTCGTTTGCGGGAAAGGTGACCAGAGACACCTCTTCAAGGTCGACCTGTGTCAGGGTTCGAATGGATGTCTTTTCGTCATAGGTCGACGCGCGAACCCAATAGCCGATCGACAGACCGGTCACGACGCCCGCCTTCATGAGCGCCAAGGACTCGCGAGCAAGAGCGACATCCTTCACCAACAGCTGGCCCTCCACATAGAGGCCCTTCTCATCTTCCTTGAAGACGTCATAGGCGCCGATCGGCATATCGGAACGATGTTGCCAAAGGGTCGGGAGCTTCCTGTTTTTTGCCTTACGATCGGCGATGCTGTCGATAAAGGCGCCAGGCGCAACAATCTCGTTGTAGCTATCGACAACCCCGAACACCGATGCGTAGCCGGAAAAATGGCCGTTGCTGTCGACGGATTTTACCTCAAGATCAAAGTCGCGGATCTTCAAGCTCATTCGGGCTTCTCCTCGATGCCGAGCCACGAGCGTAGCGCCGCCTTGGCCTGGACATCCTGTTGCGCGCCGAGGGTCGAAATTGGCGCGAGGTTGACTTGAGCGGTGAGCGTGTCCCCACCCGCCATCGCCGGAAGATTGAGCTTCGCCCGGGCTTCGTTTCTGGTCATAAGAGCATTCTGGACGGCGCCGGAGAGGAAGGTCATCTTCGCGGCGCTGTCCGCCTGGAGCAGGCCTTCCCGGTTGAATTCCGGGTAAAGGCGACGGCGGTCGGCGGGTGACAGCAGCTGCTTCCTGACGCGCTTTTCGATCCGCGTCAGCAACGGATTAAGACCAGTGAGGAGCCATTGAAGGATGAGCTGCTCGATCCCCGAGCCCCACATTGTCTGGCCCTGCGAAGCATGCCCAACGATGACCGGCGGCGTGCCGAACCAACGTGCAATTTCCTCGGTATTGAAGCGGCGTGTCTCCAGCATCTGCACAGCTTGCGGATCGAGCGACAGCTTTTCAAACTTGAGGCCGCTTTCCAGGACCATGATTTTTCCGGCGTTTGTAGATGCCGCATACTGCTTAAGAAGACTCGAGAGCTGCTCCCGCTGCTCATCGTCGATCTCCTGATTTGTCGACAGGACGCCGCTTGGCATTGCGCCGTTTGCAAACGTCTTGGCCGCTGTCTCGTCCGCAGCAATGGCGGCGCCCAGCGTCTGGACGCCGAAACGGACAGCAGAGAGACCGAGATCGCCACCAAAGCCGAAGCCGCGAACGTGAAGAACAGACTCAGCCGGCAGATCATAAGCCTTGCCGCGGTCGGTGAACCGGTAGCGTAGCTCATCGTATTGATCGCGTGAGACGTCCACCTGATCAGCCGGAAGAAGATTCAGGGCGTTGATCCGGCCCCCGGTGCGATCAATCTCGGCATAGCCATTCCCTCTCACAAGCATCCAGGCGGCAATTGCCCCCCAAAATTCCAATGCGGTCTGTTCGGAATTCGGGGAGTCGCTGATGATTTCCCCGAGGGGATGATCGACCGGATTTCGTCCGCCTTTGCCGTCCTTCTCGAAAAGCTGGAGGGGAAGGCTGGCAACGGCTTCCGAGTTGAGGCGCACACATGCCCACACCGTCGCCAGGTTCAGCGCTGTATGATCCGTGACGGCTTTACCGGCTGCAGAGGAGCCGCCGTAAAAGGCCGTCCACGGCTCCGCATTCGCCAAGCCGAATTTGCGGCCGATCCATGTCTTTAAGCTCATTCAAATCACCATGATCGGCTTGCGCAGCATGCCGGCAAGCGTGGGTTTCTTAGGAGGAGGCTGGAAGCGGTTTGCGACCTGCAAGGCCATCACCATCGCGACAGCGCCATCAACTCGAACCGGGCCGCGTCCATTGGATCTGCCCTTGTCGATTTTCAGATTGCCCGCCGGATCGGAGACGGTGATTGCGTTGGCAACGGCAGCTGTCAGTACAGGGTGTCCGCCGTGACGCAGCTTCCCAGACAGGGCCAACTCCGCAAAACGTTCGATCGCGGGTCCCATGCTGATAAATCCTTGGCCGAACGCCTCCAGCGGTATGTCAGCCCCGGCATCTTCGAGCTCCGGCTTAAGATCGTCGATCCGATACCGGTCAAAGCCAACCATCTTAATATCGAAGTCCTTCGCCAAATCGGCCATGCGAGCGGCTACGTGGTCGTAACGGACAGTCGCGCCCGGAACTGCGATCATATGGCCGGCGGCAATCCATTCTTTGAACCGGGCCGCCTCGGCGCCAGTGCGCTGATTCAGCTGGCCCTCCGGCGTCCAAAAGAAGGGCACGAGATCAAACGCTCCCGCGTCATCCGGAACAGCAAGCACGAGCGCAGTGAGATCGTGTTTTCCCGAAAGATCGAGCCCGCCGAATGCAGGCCGCCGCTTGATCCGCTCGCTATCGACTGGCAACGAGATTTCCTTCCAGCTGGCGACTTGGATCAGACGGTCTTCGGGATTGCTGTCCGCTCTCTGGTTGAGCCGCAAACGCCGATACGCGGGCTCGAAGGAAGGCATGCTCTTCGCTCGATCTCGGCTCTTAGTCAGGGCGTCCGGATCGAGAAACACACCGTATGCCGGGTTCGCGAGTCGAATTGTTTCCTCTGCCCACGGGTCCGCATCGGTCGGCGCGGAATGCAGTTGGAGGTACGTCCCTGGCTGTTCGCCTAGAAGTGCCGAGTCGATGAGCTTGGAAAGCCAATGCTCATCGGAGTCGGCTTGGGTTGAAAGGATGATGCCCAGCGTGTGACGGCGCTTCCCTTCAGACTCGAGGAGTACCTTGGCGAGGCCGTCATCCGCGCTTTCGCCAGCTTCATCATATAACCAACAAGTCGGGCTGAGGCCTTGAGAACGTCTAGCGTCCGCCGACAGGGCCTCGAACACCGAGTCAAAGCCGTCACCCTCCAGCACTCGAATGGCTTTTGTGAAATCGATGATGTTCACCCGGGCCGCAAATTCCGGCACGCGAAGGATGATAGCCTTGATTTCCTCGAACAGGATGCCGGCTTTATTTCGGTCAATTGAGGCTGCATAGATCGCGCCTCGCTCCTCGGACAGCGGACCCACGAGGTAGGCGAGCGCAATACCGGCGCATAAACCCGATTTTCCGTTGCCTTTCGGCTCGCTCAGGATCGCCAGCGATATCGGCCGCTTGCCGCGCGCGTCGGCGTCGAAGGTGTTGAAGATAAACTCACGCTGAGAGGGAAGCAGCCTCAGCCGCTTTCCGGCCAGCCTGCCCTTCGTGATTGGCAGCCACTGGAGAAAGGCGATCACCTGCTCAGCGAGAGACAGGCTCTTTTTCTTCCATGGTAAAGACCGCTTTTTCGCCGGAAGTGCTTTGCTGGCAAGGCGCTGGCGAGCCGCGCCAGGGCCTCGTTTCCCCATAGGAGAACCTCAATTTTGTGAAACTAAATATGGAAACGACACACCGGGCCGGTCTATGGCCGATCAGGCGTCTGACTTTTGACCCGCCCTCCCGGTTTCGTCGGACAGGGTCCGGCCGTGGATACGGAGGTAGAACGCGTCTGCAACGCGCATGCAGAGCTCATCGAGCGGCAATGCGTTGAGCGCCTGATTGACGTCTCCTCCCTTCAATCCCGCAGTCAAGGCGCGACGAAGCGTGGTGATCGCGCGACGATCAAGGCCTTCGAAGATTTTAGCGACGTAGTCTTCGCCGAGTTCAGCTTCCAGGAGCTCGAAGTCACGAACGTCGAAAGTGAGAATGGCATGCTCGCCCGCCTCGGGCAGTGCAATGACGAATGATGTCATGATCTTTGTTCCATTTGTAGATGAAGATGATTGGCCTACGTCGAGATCCGTGTCTTTCGGCACAGGAGATACCGTGGCTCTCGGACCGACGCTTCCGCTTTCCGCCCGGCACCAGGCGTCACGCGCTAAGAGCCCACACGCCTAGCGGTTAAACGGGTGACGGGGATCGGATGGTAAACCATCCGGACCGATTTTCGTTGAGTAGCCCAGCTTCTCGGCTTGCTGCTTGGTGCGATCATGGCAGGCCTTACACAGGCTTTGGAACGGGCCGCCGAAGAACAACGCGCGATCACCGCGATGGCGAGTGATGTGATCAACGATGTCCGCAGGCGTGCGCACTCCGGCTTCTGCGCATATGCGACAGTTCGGCTCGATGCGCAGTTGCTTGGCCCGGATCTGCTGCCATTCTTTCGTGCTGTACCACGCCCGCCACGGATGGTTGAGCCGGCGCATCTTGTCGTGATGCTGGCTTCTCACGCCGCAACCCAAGCCAGTTTGTCGCCCGGCTCCGCTTTAAGTACGATTGAGCCGCCTGCACTGAGATACATGCGCTTGCTGTCGTCAGCGGCATTTGGATTAGGGCCAATGGCGACGTAGATCGCTTCCGCGTTATGCACGCGAAAGACAGGATCGCCATCAGCCGTTACTCGTACCGCTGTCTTCGTTGTGATCCCGGAAACTGCCGGGCTGGCGAAGCTTTGCGACCACTCCAACAAGCCTGGCATGAGGTAGCTCCACCAGCTGTCGCGGAGTACGGTCATTCCACGGTAACATTCGATGCGAACGCCTGAAAATGCCATTTGAGTTTCCTTCCCCTACCGTCGACGCGGATTGCGATTGATCTGCTGGACACGGTCCGGCATGTGCCGATCGTATTGTGTCACCGCTCCGTGACTTTCCTCGCGGGCAACCGATCGGACGAACGGCTGCAAATTGCCGCTCTCATCGACGCCGACGTCCACGGCAACGCGGATCTCCATCGCGCCAGCCTGCATCCGATCAACGGTGCGCGACGCGTCTATCGATGGAACAGAGAGCGCCGGCGCCCTGCCGAGGCCGACAGCGCCGCCATCAGCGTAGCCTCTCAGAGCCATACGATGGATTGTCTCGAAATTGCCCGCACCGACACGATCGACGGCACGCTTCGACATGACGTATTCGCCGCGGTGGACGATGCCGGCTGCTTGTAGACGCCCGCCAGGACCGGTGTAGCCACCTTGGTCGAAGCCGAGGAGCTTGCCTATGCCGGAGAATAGGCCGCCGAAGAGACCGCCCGACGAGCTTGAAGTCGCTGGCTTGAAGAATGAGTCAAACGCGGCGTTCAGCAAAAGATCCTGCAGCTTCTTGCCGAGCGCGACGAGAGCATCACCAAATGAGTTCGCGCCTGTGATCGCGCCGATAGCCGAGTCCTTGAAAGTGCTGTAGAAATCTTCAGCGGCAGCTTCAGCGCGCTGCTGCCTCTCCTCTACGTTACGAAGCTGAGCAGCTTGCTCGGCATACGCTGAAGCTTCCTTCTGGATCGCGGCAACCTTGTCGGGCGATAGGCGGATGCTTTCCAGGTCGGTCGCGCCCTTGCGGCGAGCTTCCTCTCGCAGATCGGCGAGCGCCTGTTGCTCAAGTTGCAAAGCTGTCTGTCGCTTCACTTGCTCTTGAAAAGACAGGCCGATGGTCGCCGCTTCCTGCTTCAGCGCTTCGGCGCGGTCTCGGATGGATTGAAGATCCGCGTTGAACCGATCGTCCGCCGTCGCACGCGTCCCGCGACCCTTCCCCCCGGAGCTGGTCTTCGGCGTTGCCGGCGGCTTGTACACGGGTGACGTGATATCGATTGGCTCGACCGTGAACTTCGGACGCTCTGGTCCCTGCATCGGCCGCCGAGGCGTCGGCGTCATCGGATGGGCCGGCTGCTCGAATTGATTCTTGGAGGCATTGAGCTTGTTGAGCATCGCCTGCTCGATGGCCAGATCACGCTTGACGAGCGGAGAGTTCTGGCCGGGCGAGGATTTCAGCTCGGCGATGCGCTGCTCAATCCGGAGCCGCTCTTCGGCATTCGCTTTTGCCTGATCATCAGCTGCCGAAGTCCCGTAAAGGGCACGATGCAAGTAGTCAGCTGTGGACTCGCCATCTTTCGGGATGATGGAGTCCGCGAGCTTCGAGACATCGATGCCGGCAACCTGGTTGCCCGCCGCGAGCAGGTTGCCTAGCGCCGTCGTTGCCGTCTCGATGATAGCGATGAGCTTCGCGAGCTGGTCGGCGACATTGTCGAAATTCACGTTGTCGATATAGCGAACAACGCGGTCCAGTATGTTCCCAAACGCGGCGGAAGCACCCGAGGCTTCCGAGAACCTGCCTGCAGCATCCGTCAGCGCATTGTTGATGCGGGTCATCGCCTGGCCGACTGTTTCGGCCGATCCGGAAAGCCGCTGATCGATAACGCTCGCGCCGGCGGCGATGCCGTCGAACAGGGCCTTCGAAGAAATCTCGCCAGCCTTCACAAGGCGCGTGAGCTCCGCAACGCTGCCATTCGCTTGCTTGATGCCGGCGGCGGCCGCTTGAAGGAGGATCGGCAGTCCATCGATTAAACTGTTGTATTCTTCAGCTTGGACGCGGCCGGATCCGAGCGCCTGCGACAACTGCAGAAGTGAGCCCGATGCTTCCTCAGCATTCGAGCCCTGCGCCTTCAGCGCCTTTGCGACGTTGGTCGTCAAGCCGATGAGTTGCTCAGAGCTGACGCCAAGTTCCTTTTGGTTGATGGCTACGCGGCCGTAAAGTGTCGCCAGGCTCTCGATAGGAGCGGCATTCTCCTGAGCCGCACGATACAAACGGCCGTAGGTGCCAGTCAGCTCCTCGCCAGACAAGCCAGCGGATCGCAGAGAATTTCGAATCTTTGTCGCTGAATCGCTCAGGTCGGCAAAGCTGCGCAGCGTGACATTGGAAACAGCGCCGACAGCCAGCGCGCCAAGGCTCGCCTTGGCGGCTTTCGAGAGGCCGCCAACGGAGCGTGACATGCTAGCGAACCGAGCTTGAAACTGCCGGTCCATCGTCGATAGCGACCGGCCGGTCCGAGTCTCGAACCGGTTGATATCGAGGCCAGCGGCCGACAGTGCTCGGGAAAGAAGCGTGTTATCAGCCTGAAGTTCGACAAGGAGTGACCCGACGACAGCAGCCATGCTTCACCTCCAGACAACAAAAAACCCGCCGGGCTTGCGCTGGCGGGTTTTGATTCGGCCTCAGACGGACCAATATGATTCGTGGGTAAAATGACTCCCAAACGGCAAAATTGTCAAGACTTCAGCAATCCGCTTAGCCGTCGAGCTTTTTGACAGGGCGACCAAGGTCCGTGGGAGAGTAGAATTTTATGACAGACCGGCCAAGCTCAGTAATGTCCTCAGGCTCAGGGCCTGTCGTCATGCCTAGCTCGATCAAACGTGCGATCATCGTTGGGTCAGGCCGGGTCCGGGATAGCCGGAAGCCGAGCCGGATAGTGCGGAGCGTGTCCAGCTCGCTTTTCGTCAATTCCCTGTCACTCATCAGCGGTCACCGCCGTCCCCTAACGTCAAAAAATTGTCCAAGATGTACGTCCAATTATCCCACGATATGTCGTCGTCCCAAAAGCCGATCAGCCGCATGTAGGCCGGCGCGGTTAGGAAGATGTTGGAATCGTCGCCGGTGGTAGTCAACCCGCCATCGCCGAGACCGAATATCCCCCTGTTCCCGAAGCCTCTTTGGTGTTTGCAGAGAATCCAGCGAGCAGAGCCTTCCGGCTTCCGGTGGCAGCGGTCGACAGCGGCAAGCGAGACGCAGCGATGACCGTCATGCACTGTAATGGTGATCTGATGAGGAATCCTGTTGAACAGGTTTGCGTAGTCGACAACGGTCATGGCGACACCCTCCGCTCATGTTGCAGTGCCTCTGCAAGCGGCTCGGCAGCGTCAAGCAACCCCTTAATGGCGAGCATCGTCGCGGCGACAGTTGCTCGACTGGATTCAAGGTCTGCGCGAAACAGCCACAGCTGAGCTCCGACGAGCTCGTCCAAGCTCTCTACGATAAAGACCAGGTCGCGTGCTGTTTTGCTCTGCGAGCGGGACAGCCAGGCGAGCGGGATCACTTTGCCGGATTTCCAGATGTTGGAGAACGACACGTACGCGTAGGCGAGCTTGCTCTCATTAGCCGCGCTCTCGACGCCCCGCGCCACCACGTCAACGAGTTGCTGCGAAATCGAAACCCATTTCAGGACTTCTACGCCTGCCTCGTTGGGGACTTTGACGGGAAATTGGACGACGTTGCTCATGCTGCCCCCCTCTTCCGGCTAGGTAGAGCCACGATTTCTGCCTCGCGCACGGGATCGTTGCGACCCATGAATAGCTCGATCATGTAGGCGTCTATGCGGCGCTGAATACGTAACCGGGCGTCGATGATGACGGCGGTGGGGCGAGATGCGCCCCAATCAAATAGATCGAGTTGCTTCATGACGCTGCCCTCGCGCTGTCCTCTTCGCATAGCTGCTGAATGAGGCGCTCGGTCAATGGTTTCATGGCCCATATTCCTAGAAACCGTTGCAGAAGATCCACGTCTTTCCCAACTCGCGCTATCAGCATGTCTCTCTGCTGCGGATAGAGCGACGGGCGTTCAATAGGTCGGTCAAGATGGAGATCCGAGAACAGCCGAGGCTCGCCCTCTACATCAGGCGGCTGTGAGATATGACTCCCGAAGGGAGGAATATCGAGCGGAGGAGCGGATGCGACGACATGAGCCGCCGGGCCAAGCCCACTGCCCTCTTTCTTCGGAGGTTTCTTCGGAGGTTCCTTTCTAAGGTTACCTGACGGATTTACGTCGTCTCGATTACGCAAATCCGTCACATTGGAATACGTAAATCCGTCACATTGGGGAGCGGTTTCTGTGTGCTGGGAATCCGTCACATAGGAAGCGGCTTTTGAAGGCATGCAGAACGTGAAATCCAGGGTGTCACGAAGCCCCCGCTTCTTCGTCACGATTAGCCCGCTACGGCGGAGGGCCTCGATACCGTCACGAACGGTCCGAACTGACAGGTTGCACTCTTCGGCGATGGTCGCCAAGCTTGGAAAGCATCGGCCTTTGCCACGGTTTACGAACTTGTCCACCAGGGCGAGGCCCACGCGGAGCGCGCTGGCCGGGAGGTTGGTGCGATAGAGCACCTTGCGCCAGATATGCGGCTGACGAGCAAGCTCAAGATGGCTGTAAGCCTTGCTATCTAAAGCGTCTTCTTTTATGCTGTTCGCATTGAAACCGACATTTCGATATCCGGCCGTGGAGGAGTTGCATTCCTCCGCGGCCTTCTCATTTTTGGAGGTCAT